ATCGTCCGCTTCTCATGGCTCCGTAAAACTGAAGCATGCCGTTGATACGCCCATCGGAACATACGGCGTTTTTCATGGCCAAGTACTTTTTAATGGAAGAGTTGCCTAGGACTTGTCTATTCTTCAGCACGGTGCGCACATCGGAAGGGATATCCTGTGACAGTAGATTTAATACATCATCTTTTCGCATAGTTTCGACTTCATAGCCAAGGCGATTCGATAACCAATCCTTAAGTTGCAACGTACTATTGGGGTTATCTAGCCCTGTTAGTCGTGCCGATGATGCGGTGGCCTTTTCCACTATTTCATCGTTACATTGAAGCGCTGCATCGACGAGGTCCATATCTACTTTTACACCTCTCCAGTTAATGTCTTGATCTAGTAGCCAATATTCATGTTCAATGACAGGCGGTTTCAATGAAAGCAAGCGTTTACGAATGGCCTTTTCAACCACTACGTCCTGCCGGTTGTATTCAATAAATTCCGCCCATTTGTCAGGCGCATCCTCCGGCATATTCCGTGTCTTAGGATTTGTCTTAGTAGGCTTACGTGGAACGGAAAAGAATTGAATCAATCGTTTACCTCGTGAATCCTTGGCTTCTCCTAATTTCAAAGCCTTAGACACATTATCAAGGCTTGCCGGTAGACTGCAGTATAACGCTAACACAGAGGTACATTCCCAATTCGTATAGTCCGCATCAGGAAAGTACTTTTTAAGGCATAGCATTTCAAATGCGGCATTGAACGCGGTCTTTGTAATTTCCTTATTATACAAAGCGTCCACCACCCTTTCGGGTAGTGGATCCTTTGTCATATCAATTACTTCGACGGGTTCATTATCAAAGCTATAGGCAAAGAGCAGTATTTCAAATGTCTTATCGTCAACGTATCGCTGCGCCCCATATTTAATAGGGCAGGCGCAATAGGTTTCCACATCAATACTGAGCTCCATAATTGCCTCCTTAGATTAAATCGTCGTCATCATCTAGGTCGCCTAAATCGTCATCGCCAAAGTCATTAGCAGATACATGCACACCACCTAGGCGTTCGCCATCTTTAACTTTGCGGATACCATTTAGGCCAAAGCCTACGCCTTTCTTACCGTTGAAGTTGTAAGCAAAAACGGAAAGTGCAACTTGTGCATATACACCAGAGTAGATTTCTTCTTCGATGTCGAAGTCATCCATTTTGATTTTGTCGCGAGTAAACACGATAGGTTGCTTATCGCTGTTAGCGTTAATGAAATATTTACCAGCGTATGTTTCAGGTTGGTCAACTACTGCTTCGTCGGTATCGCCATCACGTAAGTTCAATTTAAGGTATGCTGCTTTACCTTCTACCTTAGCTACTGCTTTCGGATCCGCTTTAAGTTCTTCAATCGCACGTTCAAAAGCTTTGATTGTCTTTTTATCTGTTTTATCGATAATGATTTGGGAACTATATTTTGCTTTGCCGTCGTCGTTTTTACGAGGGGAAGCGATATTTGCATAAGAAAGTCTTACTACACCAGTTGTTAATTTAGCCATGATACTGTCTCCTTATTTCTTAAATGGGTCTTGTTCATAATCAAACCCTATTACTGTATTAAACAATTCATCTAATTCATTTTCGATATCAGAACGTTCATCATCGAGTCGGTCCCACTCCTCATCCTCAAGCCAAGGATACTCATACGGGTCTAACTCCTCTTCCGTTTGATATCTAAGTTCTATCTCGTCGCATCTAGCATCTACCGTACAATATCGCGTGTATAAGCTAGTGGCATAGGCAATAGTAATTTGGTAAAGCTCGTCGAGGTAATGCCCCCGTTCATGAAGCTCTATAGCGATAGCTCGTACAGAGGTCATTTTTCAACCTCCGCCATTAGCTTCGCTACTAATGCTTCTAGCTTAGAGATACGGCTTTGCGCATCCTTGGCTTCCGCTACGTAGTCTGCGCCCTTTCCTGTTTTAAAAGAAACGCTTACATTGTACTGATTTTCAGCGCCAAGGGCGGCACCTACTCCAATCATCAATCGTTCATTCGGACGGATAAACGCCCCAAGGGCTACTGCGTTGCTATTACGGTAGTGGCCATAGCTGACTGCGTAGCTTACCTTGTCATTTCTGTTGAACTCCAAAGGATGGAGCCCAGCTAATGCTGCACTAGATGCACCCAATTTATTAATGCGTTGTTCGGTTGCATTGATGCGGTTGTTAATTTCACCGGCCATATTATAGGTACGTTGTTCAAGCGCCGTAATTCGGCCTTCATGGTTAGCTGATGTGCCTTGAAGCGCGCTGATGTCAGATGTATTAGTACTCACCTTTGCACCTAATGTATTAATCTCATCATAAGCTGCAAAGAGTTGACTTCCGTTAACCGCGTCCAAACTGTCAGCTTCCACTCTGCCGGCGCTCACGTTTTGGAGCTGACGGTTATACTGAGCCACGCCGCCTGCACCTGTACGAGCTTTAGCACCAAAGGATACCACTGCGCCAGGTTGCTCGCCTGCGAAGATGTGACGCGTACCGTTAAGGTCTACACCGTCAACACCTACCGCATCATCGGTCACCGCGTTGGTGCCGATAGCAACGGAATTTGCACGATCTGCTAAGGTGTTATTCCCGAATGCAACGGCGTCAGTTGCTAAGGACTTAGCGTGTGTGCCGAACACGAGCGCTCCTTGTCCATTGGACTCTGAGTTTGCGCCGAATACTAACTGCTCCTTTTGGGGCCCTATCTTGTTGCTGTACCCTACTACGGCCGACTGTCCACCAGCTACTGTGCCGTTGTTAGCACCAACCGCGACGGAATTTTCACCTGTCACGTTGTTGGAACGGCCAAAGGCCACGGAGCTTTCACCCGATACGAACGCGCCATTACCGATAGCAACGCTATCATATGATGCCGTTCTGGCTTGGTTACCAATGGCGATGGTGTACTCCACCAAGCTCTCAGCGTGAGAGCCGAAGGCGAAGGAGTTACGACCTGCTGCAGTGGCATTATTGCCACCAGCAAAACCGTTTTCACCAGTTACAGAATTGTTAGCGCCAAAGGCTAGCGCATTATTTGCGTCGATGTTATTTTGGAAGCCCCATACTGCTGAGCTAGTAGAATTCGTAGATATGGTATTATTTGTACCACCTACCGTATTATTGCTAGTTGCGCCGGCTACATTGACAGCCAGCGCGGAAATCGCGAGTACCGCTGTTACTGTTTTATTAATCATGTTTATACCTCATCATCAAATTCATTCATCATTGTTTCAACTGTGTTAATTGCAGGGCGTTTATCGCTGTCCGGTACAAGTGTAGGCTTGCCTTCGGGCTTGTCGATATACGCCTCTAAGTATTCTGCGATGCCCTTTTTACCAAGAACCTTTTGCAGATTCGTGATACCTTCGAGCTCACGTGGCTTAAAGATGTCTTCTTCTTTGTAGCCATTATCGAGTAATGTTTTAGCCGCTGCCTCTGGATCCGTTATGGTACGTCTTGATGTACCTTCTACTAATTTGTATCCAGGCCATTGCTTTTCGCCCGATAAGGCTTTCTCATATGCGAAGTCGTAAACACCTTTAATCCATTTTGTGATTAAGTCTTTCATCGCCAAGATGTCAGATACTTCACTGTCAGTAAGTAATTGATTGAGCTTGCCCCCATCCTTATAAAAAGCAGTAAGGCAAGTATCAGCCAATGCCCGGCAGGTGTGCCGTGCTTTACAAAAGTTACAGTAATCGCAAGGCGTGCATTCGCCCTCGCCGTTAAAGGCACGTTGTGCGATTGGTTTGATTTCTTCGCCCCAATCAAGCAGTTCCTCAAGTGCCCTTTCATCTGTAGACACACTATCGAGCCTTGGCTGAACGATGGTCATACGGACCGATTTAACGTCATACAGGAACTCGTTCACATCATAAGCACCCAACGCGTAGAGCCTCATTTGTGTGTTTTCAATAGCACTCACTGGAACGCCCTTACCATACTTCAGGTCAATCACTTCCAGTATGCCGTCCGCTACGATTACCATATCGCCTGTACCAAAGCCATCAGGTACCCACCTAGAGAAGTCGAGCCGTGCTTCAATCATGGCTTCCGCATCAGATGAACGGGCGCGAGCCTCGTTCACCTTTTCTTCGCAGATGTCAACATATCGGTTAACGGCTTCTATCATTTCAGTAGAGTAGTCATCAAGCTTAGGCGCTTTTTTGCCCTCCAGCTTATGGCGCAGGATTGATTCTGCCAGGTCGTGTGCTACCGTACCTTCCGCAGCATAGGGCGATTGCTCATCAGGGAACATCGCTTCTAATCTTGCCGATGGCGTACACACGAGCCACCTGGCACTACTTGATGCACCTAGTAGGGCGTGCTTCTTAGCCACGGCTGTTCACCCATTCCATAATTTGAATACGTTGTTCATCGGTAGCAGATGTTACCTTTTCAGCACCGATGCTATCTAAGAAGGCTTTGAATTCGCCTTTTGCTTTCGTTTTATCAGCGGCTTTTGCCATTACGTCTTTCACTGCTTCACGAGTTGCCTCGAGGCTAGGAACTTCTTTCTTAACTGGTTCTTCTGCTTTAGGTTCCTCCGTTTTAGGAGTTTCTACTTTAGCAGGTTTCTCAGCTTTAGGTGTTTCCTTCTTAGCAGGTTCCGCATTAACTGGTTTAACATCATTAGTTGTCCAGTTCGCAGGTTCTACTTCTTTAACAGGAACGCCTACGATGGATTGGTAAAGGTCTTTCACTTCTTGTTCTAATTCAACTGCTTTGTCTACTGTGATTTTTAACTCGATCATTGTTTTATTTCCTTTCGGTTTAACGATGTGATATACTTTAAATGGATATTTTTCTATGTGCCCTTTACGCATTGCCGTGCGTGAGGGCATTTTTTTTGTGCCTAAGCATTCATCAGGAATGCAGTAATCTTTATTTGGGCACGTCGTACAATCTCGCAATTTAATCACCGCCCTTCAGCGCACTTAAATCTAATGTTGATCCCTTGTCAGTATTTTGCCACTCATAAAAGTCAAGTCCTGATGATTTTAAAATATCGGCAGCTGCTTTACCTCCAGGTGCGGCATCGATAACACGACGCGCAGATTGATAAGCGTTCTCTAACTTTTCAAGTTTTTCATCATACGGTTTTGCAATTGTATAGAGTAATTTAATCTCATCTTTTGGGCTATCAATTCGCGCCGTCCACAAATTGCTTACCATACGGTTTAACATCACATCACAAGAGACAAGACTTTGTTTGAATGTCGAGCCGTAACCTGCTTTTTCTAGCGCGTTTGCAACCGATTCTGCAGAAGATAATAAATCTTTAAATTTTACAAATAGAGAGCTTGCTTCTACGGCGTTTCGCAAAGCTTCTGTTCGTGCGTTTTTCAAAGGCTCATACCTTTTCAAATATTCACTACGGACAAAGTCACGAACTGCCGATTTTGTAATGTTTATTTTTGGCATACTATTCTCCTTTGTTTTACGGGTTGATGTATTTCTTTACATTTTTTACACACGGCGCGCGGTGCGCCTGTCGTAAAGCTCCAATAATGGTAGGGGCCTTTTAGCCTCTTATTGCATCTCGTACAGCGCTGAGTTCTCATACGTAAGGCCCTTAAAATCTATAATACGTAGAGCTCTGTACCTGACGGCTACGCATTAATTTACGGCGCAATCGTCTGACCTCAATTCTGTACTCAGATACCATCCAAGCCATGACCCCGCTTAACACTTGAAACAGCGCTTGTGCAAAGCCAATACGGTCAAGTTCTACACTGCCTACCGTACCGATTATCATCAGTAGGCCGATTCCTTTAAGCATCCCGTTCATACGATGTGCGCCTCCTTAAATGCTTCATTAATTTTTTCTTCTGGCCAGCCTAGCGTGTTGGCCAAGTAAAAACGGAACCCTTCTCTATCAATTGAAAAGGTGCGCCCCCTTTTGCCTTCCGTTTGCCAGCACTGCGCAAAGGGGAATTTATCTCTTGCGATACATTCACGTATCGCGGTCATAGTTCTTCCCAATACCGTGGCCATCTGGCACACGGCAATTGTTTTAGTTATCATAAGTAACTCCTTCCTACCAGTGATAAGCAGTGATTGCTGCCACTATGATGATAAAAACACTAACAGCCGCAGCTAAGCTAAGAGTTAGCATCCAAAGACAGATGCTTATAACGGCTTGTATGTCACGCTTTTGCATTATGCTTACCTCCATTCACAGTCTATCAAATTTAGGATTGTAGTAGTCAGTTTCCCAGAAATCGTTGGACTCGTCTCGACTAACTCCTAGTGCATCGCAAATAGCGACAATCGTTGCCATTTGTACTGATTTACCTTCAAGGGCACGATTTAACGTATCTCTTGAAATCTCCGCTGTCCGAATTAGGTCAGCTTTCGACATATTAAGTTCTTGCATACGTTCGCGAATTGCTTCGCCGTACATTCTTGTTGTGAATTCTTTTTGTTTCATAACACTGTCCTCCATTTATTGAACCTCTTCCTTTGATAAATTTCGAGTAAACTCGAATACTTTGCCAAAAAAAATTAAACCTTTAGGAATATGATAGATTTCTTCTATTTTACATATTTTTGCATACGGAACATTTGAGCTATCTCGCTCCCATCTTGCTAGTGTTTGCGGATGTACGCCCAGTTTAACAGCAGCATCCACTTGGGTCAATCCTGCGTTTACGCGTGCTGCCTCTAGAGTAACAAGGTATTGCTTCATATATTACACCTCCTTTTCGGTTCGAGTTTCCCTTGACTTGATTTAAGTTTAACTCGAATTCAGTCGAATTTCAAGGGTATTTATATTTATATTTAGTTAGTATTTTCTTATTTTTTTATCAAATATT